TGTGATTACCAGCAGTATAAACACAATATTAAAGAACAAGATAAGTGGACAACGCACCAATCCAGAAGAACGCAAAAGATTGGTACCAGGTGACAAAATATTCGACAGAGTACCAGATTTATACAACACAGCCTTTGACTTTGGTGCAGAATATGTAGGTGCTAGAGGTGGTGCCGGAGGTGGCGGCGGTGGCGGTGGAGGTAACCGTGGACGATTTAGAGACGCACAAGAAAGATAATGATTATAAGAACACCCACATTTGCAGATTACGACAGAATTATGGAACTTCTTATTGAACTTGCAAACGCAAATCCTCTACAAGAACTACATAATCCTCGATATGATGACCGTTATATACGTCACACACTAACACATTTTGTTAGACAGGGTATATTGTATGTGGCAGAACAAGACAATGCAATACAAGGCTTTATAATGGGTGTAGTGACACCTAACATATGGTTAAAGAAGGTGTTATGGATGCGTGAAGTAGGCTTTTGGGTAACTGAAAAGTATCAACACACCACAATGGGTGCAAAACTATTATTGGCATACGAAAAACAATGCAAACAGATGATGCAACAAGGCGTCATAGACAATTTTGTTATAACAAGCCTAGACAACTTAGGTGAAGTAGATTATGAACGCAGAGGTTATAGCAAAATAGAAACAAATTACACGTGGAGTAAATAATGGCAACAGTAATAGGACAAGTTTTTACCTTTATAAGAAATGCATTACTTTTTTCAGCACAATTGGGTACCAGTTACGCAGGCACAATAGCCGCAAGTGTTATTGCAGGTGTTGTAACAGCAGGATTGGCAGTAGGAACTGCTAGAGCATTTGGCAGTATGCTGAAACCGGATATCCCCGGTATTGGACAAAATTCAGGCACAAGAATACAGTTAGCACCAGACACAGGCAACAGAATCCAGGTTGTGTACGGTGATGTGTTTACTAGTGGCCCAGTGTGTGATGCAAATATATCAAATGAAAACCAAACTATGCACTATTTTATTGTGTTGAGTGAAAAAACAGATAGTGGTACTTTTGCTATAGGCAGTCAAGGTATATTCTTTGGTGATAAAAAATGCACATTCGGTAGTGGTGCAAGTGCCCACATATGTGTCAGCAGTTTTGACAGAAACGGCACAGCAGGAAACAATTTAGCAAACTTGTTGAGAGTAAGAGTGTATGCAGGTGGCACAGCCGCAAGTAATCAAATATTCCCAGTACCAGGAGGTAGTGTAACAGCCGTAGATGCAACCACAATGATGCCACATTGGGATAACACCACAAATTACAAAGGCACAGATTTAGTTTTTGCAATGGTAGAATTAGACTACGATGCAGAACAAAGTGTATACAACCTAGAACCATTAACATTTCATCTCACAAACAGTCTCAAAAATCCAGGTGATGTAGCCGCAGATTATATGACCAATAGTGTGTATGGTGCCGGTATAGCAAACAGCAGTATTGACTTGACCAGTTTGACAGGTTCAAGCAATGCCAATGTTGCAGGATACTGCGATGAATTAGTAACTTATCAATTGAGCACAGGTGCAAATGCCAACATTGCCAGATACCAAATTAATGGTACCTTAAACACATTTGATGATGCACAAACAAACATAGACAAGATTGCAATGGCAGGCGGCTTCTATCTCAGTTTTGATGGCAAACAAGGAAAATACAGAGGCATACCAAACAAACAAGATGATGATTTGGCAAATGCTTTTGTGTTGAATGATGACAACATACTGGGCAGTATGCAATTACAAAACACAGACTTATATCAAATGTACAACTCAGTAGAAGTGGAATTTTATGATGACACCAGAAAAGATCAAAGAAACACAGTTTTCGTAGAAACACCAAGTGGTGATAGAAATACTGGTGAACCGGACAACACATTGAATTATAGTATCGATATGATTAACAAAAAAGTACACGCAGAAATGTTAGCCAATATCGATTTAAAACAAAGTAGAAAAGACAAGATTGTCCAATTCTCAGGTGACCATAGCACGTTGCAGATTGATGTTGGAGATGTGGTCAAAGTAGACAACACAATGTTAGGCTTTACAGAAAAACCATTCAGAGTTATGCGTATCATTGAAAAAGAAAATGAAGAAACTGCATTGACAACTGAAATAACTGCATTGGAATATGATGCAACATTGTATGTGCCAGCACTAGCCAATACAGCAGTACAAGATGATCCACCACCAGCAAACAGCAATATCGGTGGACCTGTAGATGATGGTATAAGACCTCCTAGACAAGATTTAAGGTCACCATATATCATAGAAGCAGAACAAACCAGTACTACTGGCAGTGGAACAGGTGCAAAATTCACAATAATCAAAGACATATACCCTACTTCAGCCACATACGGTGACTACACAACTGCTATTGTTACAACCAGTGGTAGTGGCTATGCAACCAGTGATGTGCTAACATTTGACGGTGCGTATTTGGGTGGACTCACACCAACGCACGACTGTACTGTTGATTTGGCAAATGCCACAATAGTTGGTGGTGCTTTAACACAATTCCAAGGCATATTCGGTGCTGACGTTACAGGTAATTGTATGTTACCTCCCAAAAAGGGCGAGTTTATAACAGAAGAATTAATAGGTAATACTTCATTAGGTATTCAAATAGAAGACAAACCAGCAGACAAAACAGATTTAGGTAACACAATGACGTATACAGAACTGTTCACAACCAGAGAATTAGACTTTACAGCAGGTACAGGAATAGAACCAGGCGACTATTCATTTATGAGTGCAGGCACACCAATAGGATCATTGAGTGGTACTGCAAATGTCAGTTTCTTTGCAAATGTCAATATTGAATATGGTAATGGTAATGTGCAGAATGAATTGTTTGGTATCACAGAAACAGGTTTTACCAGTATACCAGCAATCACAGAAGCAAACAAAAAGATTACTATTGCAGAAAATCCAGTAGCCGGTAATGTTACACTATTGGGTATAAACACTATGGATCAAACACCCGGTGGAGACAGAGGATATGCAGGTATAAGATACGATATGTTGAGATTGAATAAAGGAGATACATTCTAATGCAAAATTATATAGTATATGAAACTGCAACAGGCAAAATAGAAAGTGTATTGCGTCTAACACCATTAAGCAAACATCGTATGGATAGCAAAAATGACCACATAACCCTGTTAGAAGGTAGTGTGCCAGATGTAAACCGATATCAAATGAATGTGTCAGTAACACCTCATACATTAGAACTTAAACCAGCACCTACCATAAACATAGAAGAATATGTGAGACAAAACAGAACAAAACTTTTACAAATATCAGACTGGACACAAACAGCAGATTCACCACTAAGTGACAGCAAAAAGGCAGAATGGGCAACATATAGACAAAGTTTAAGAGATATGCCTGCAAATAGTAGCAGTTGGAGTACTGTAGAAGACATAACTTGGCCCAGTAAGCCTAATTAAGATAAATATAACTAAATTAAGATTGTATTGCCTCAGTGATACAATAAGTTCCTACAGGAGACGAATACTAAGAAAAAAACAACAATAAATCAACGACTTAGGAGAGTGCTATGAGTGGCCGTTTGCTTTCCTTTGCTAATTATTTGGGCCAAGCCAATAATGTTCAAATTGTGGAGAGTTTTCCGAGCAACTCCCCCACATACACATATACCTTCCCAGAAGATATAACAAACTATACTTTTGAGTTAGATGCTCAAACCATAGTTGTGGATCAATTAAGTTATGACAGAACAACAGGTGATCCAAACTTTACAGACAGTTTGGTTATTGGCAGTTTCGCCAATACTGATGTTGGTGCAGGTAATGTTACAGCACGTGACAATGCCGCAGGCACAGTAAACATCACAATACCACCTTTCTTGTACACAGGACCTATATTGCCTGATGCAAGAGCAAATGTCCCAATCACAGTATTCAGAGTCAAATGGACTGACACAGGATCAACACCAAATGTAGTTGACCAACACAGATGGGGTATAATTCAACGTTATACACCAGGAGATAGCACGTTAGGTTCGCCTAGATTAGATGCTAACTTTATACCAGTAGGAACTGGTGCAATAACCACATTCACTAGTGATGCCGGCACAGACGCAAGTAGAACAGCAGGAACATACAAAAATGTTACAGGATTAAGTGGTGGAAACAGTGAAGGCACTGGGGCAACATTCCAAATCGTAGTAGATGGAAGTGGTGGCACCACAGTAGACATCACCAACAGAGGACAAGATTATATTGCTAGTGATACAATAGAAATACTAGACAGTAGTATAGGTGGCGGGGGTGCCGCAGATATAACTGTAACAGTCAGTTCAGTAAGTTAAAGGGGTAGGAGTAACATATGGCTAACGTAACTGTAACTTTAACAAGCACAGATGTAAATGTAAATACATCCACAAACAATGTAACTATTACTAACACCCCCAGTAATATTGTAGTAAGTGCTCTGCCTATTATCAGTAATACTACTGTAAGGGCAACTCTATCAGCAGTCGATCCTATACTGTATGACACAGCAAATGGCATATTCAGTATAAACAACACCACTTTATTGAGTGG